AAGTGTCATAACCTAATGCCTTATCCAGGATATTGTGGGTGCGGTCAGAAAGTGTATTGATGAAAGAAAGGAAGATAAAAAATGAGCGAAGAACTTAAGCCATGCCCGTTCTGCGGCGGAAACGCAATGTTCTTAACCATTACAAATAAGTCATCACATTCGGCTGTTGGGGTAATGTTCAAAATCAAATGTATGAAATGCGGAACAGAACTTCCAAAAAGCTATGAATGTGAGATGTACATGGATCAGGACGGAGGCATCAGAACAGGGAAAGACGAGCGAACGAAAGCAACTACAGATTGGAACAGGAGGGCAAACGATGAGACTGATTGATGCGGATGCACTAAAGAAAGATTTAAAATCGGTTACTTTAAGCAATGGAACTTTAGTAAATACAAATGCAGTATTGTATTTACTAGAAGAATATCCGACGGCTTATGATGTAGACAAGGTTGTGGAACAGTTGGGAAAATTAAAGAAAGCAGAGCAGGACAGACCAGATGATTGCGACGAGGACGGATGCGGAGACGGCGAACAAATCTACGATGACGGGAGAAGCCAGGGAAGATTTGAAGCATTTGGCAAAGCAATCGAGATCGTGGAAGGCGGTGGAGTAAAGTGACAAGAGAAGATAAAGAAGCAATTTTAAATAGTTTTGACGAAACAATGATACAACCGGATGAAGCAATGAACCTCACAGAAATGAGAGCATATGTAAAAGGTTTTGAAGATGCTAGAAATGCAATGTTTGATGCGACTGACAAGTTTTATCGAAGTAATAAGACGGATTAGAACCGTAGAGAAGAGGTGCACTGATATGTCAAAAGCAGCATTAGTTATGGATATGCCGGAATCATGTGATATGTGTGATTTTGTAGATGATGAGCAACCGCCAAGATACGGAGAAAAAACATTGTATTGTGGAGTACCGGGAATGGGAGAGGACGTAACAGATTATATAGAATGTAGACCCGAATCTTGCCCGCTCCGGGAGTTGCCAGAGAAGATACCAGAGTTGAAATCTGGTTATGAAGATCTCGGCACATCAATACGTCGGGTGGGTTGGAATGCCTGCTTAGATGAAATTTTAAAATAAATTGAAAGGAGTGAGATGTTTGCCATCAGATTGGATGATTTAAAAGCAATAAAACGATGAATTTATTGCATAAAACACAACATAATTAAATTTAAAGTGCACTATTGTAGATGTGTGCACGGAATATAAGAAAGGAGCCGGAACCTATCCGGATAAAAGGCGCGCCGGGTTCCTTTCAAAAGAAAATGAAGAATAGTGAATTAAAAGAATATGTAAACAGCTTTCCGGATGATGCACCGGTGAGTATTATCTGCGCGAATCCAAGAAAAAGAAAACTGTACAAGTTGGAAAATGTAATATGGGTGACAGACCAAGGGCAGCCTTTGATCCTTATTGACATTGGAAAAGAATCGGATATGGATGCAGAAATGATATCCGCTTGCGAAGAGGATGAAAAGTCTGCGGATGATCTGGAAGGACAGATGCAAATCGAGGATTTTCCGGAGGTGATGCCGTAATGGATTTTGGATATTACAACATGGATTGTATGGATGGGATGAAAGAGTTCCCGGATGGTTACTTTGACCTTGCGATTGTAGATCCACCGTATGGGATTGGAGAAAATGGAGATAAAAACCATACAAGAAGTAACCTAGCAAAAGCAAAAGATTACAAGAGTTTTAGCGGAATGGATATAAAACCACCAAACGAAAAATATTTCAATGAACTGTTTAGAGTGTCAAAAAATCAGATTATTTGGGGAGCAAATCATTTTATAAGCAAAATGCCGTTTAATAGTAGTTGTTGGATTGTTTGGGATAAAGATAATGGAAATAATGATTTTGCTGATTGTGAACTTGCATGGACTTCGTTCAGTACTGCAGTAAGGAAGATTAAATATAGGTGGCACGGAATGCTTCAGCAAAATATGAAACACAAAGAAAACCGTATTCATCCTACACAAAAACCAGTGGCACTATATGAATGGCTTCTGAATAGCTATGCAAAGCCCGGAGACATTATCCTTGACACACATGTAGGAAGTGCTAGTAGTTTGATAGCCTGCTACAGAACCAACCATCCATATGTTGGCTTTGAACTGGACAAGCATTATTATGATTTGTCCAAAAAGAGATTAGATGCAGAAATGGCACAAATGCGATTATCTGATTTTATGCCGGAGGTGATGCCATGATTAACGGAGAATTGATAGTTGACAACTTCGCCGGCGGTGGCGGTGCATCCACTGGAATTGAGTTGGCAACAGGCTATAGTGTAGATATAGCCATCAACCATGATCCGGAAGCTATAAAGATGCATAAGGCGAACCACCCGAACACGAAGCATTATTGCGAAAATGTTTGGTCTGTTGATCCAGTAAAGGCATGCAATGGGCATCCTGTCGGACTTGCCTGGTTCTCACCGGACTGTAAGCATTTCAGTAAAGCAAAAGGTGGAAAGCCAAAGGATAAAAATATCAGAGGTCTTGCATGGGTAGCCTGCAGGTGGGCGGGACTTGTCCGACCGAGAGTCATCATGCTTGAAAATGTGGAAGAATTTAAAACCTGGGGACCACTTGGGCGGCGACACCATCCGATTAAGGCAAAGCAGGGCGAAACATTTCAGAAATTCGTTCAGCAGCTCACGGATTTAGGATACGAAGTGCAATTCCGGGAGCTGATTGCTGCCGATTATGGAGCACCTACCATGCGAAAGAGATTTTTCATGATTGCCCGGTGTGATGGCAAGCCGATTGTATGGCCAGAGCCAACACACGGACAGGCAGACAGCGAAGCAGTAAAAGCTGGACTGTTAAAGCCATATGTTGGAGCATACACACAGATTGATTTCAGCCGGCCATGTCCGAGCATTTTTGACACATCGGAAGAAATAAAAGAAAAGTACGGCATCCGGGCGGTTCGTCCGCTGGCAAAGAAAACAATGGACCGGATTGCAAGAGGACTGAAAAAGTTCGTTCTTGATAATCCAGAACCATTTATCATTCAGTGTAATCATGGCGGTGAGCGTAGACCGAACGACATCCGAGAGCCGATGCCGACTATCACCGGAAAGCACGGATATGGGATTGTAGAGCCATATATGGTGCAGATCGGGCAGACTGGATTTACAAAAGACCGAAGCAAGGATGTTAGAGAGCCGCTTACAACGATTGTGAGCAAAAACGAGCATTGCCTTATCAGTCCTACATTGATTCAGTACCATTCTGAAACTTCAAAAGATGGAGTAAGAGGACAGACTATAGAAGATCCGATCATGACAGTTGACAGCTCAAATAGATATGGACTGGTCACATCATTCCTGCATAAGTACTATGACGGAGGATATAAGGGTGCTGGGGAAACAGTAGAAAATCCGCTTCCGACAGTGACCGCATGGGATCATAACAGCGTTGTTACTGCAAATCTGATTCAGATGAACAATCATTGTGACGGAAAAGATATCAGACAGCCATTACCAACGATCACGGCTGGTGACGGACACTTTGGAGAGGTCAGAGCGTTTCTGATTAAATACTATGGACAGGGAACAGGGCAGGATATAGAACAGCCGCTTGATACTGTGACAGCCAGGGATAGATTCGGATTGGTTACGATAGAGGGTGTCGATTATCAGATCGTGGATATCGGACTGCGGATGCTGGAGCCAAGGGAGTTATATGGATGTCAAGGATTCCCTGATGATTACATAATCGACCATGATTACACCGGCAAGACATATCCGAGAAGTGAACAGGTGCGCAGATGTGGCAATGCAGTATGCCCACCGATACCTGCGGCACTGGTCAGAGCAAATTTGCCAGAATTGTGTGTTGCAGAGCGTATGCCAAATATGCAGATAGAAGCAGAGCAGACAGGACAGCTTCGGTTTGCCTAACCTTTAAATTTTAGAACCAGATAAAAAACCTTGCAATCATCATACCACCTCCCGTAATAGTATATGCTGCGGAGGTGGGAGATGATATGGAAAGAGAGGGGCACAGATGGATTGGAATTATGACATGGACAGTTGTCCGTTAGATACAAAGGTTTTCTTATTGTCAGCAAACGACAACCTACTTTTGCCACAGCGTGAATTTGTTGGCACTCTTATGCGCAAAGGACATTCTGTTACAAGAGGTAAGTGCTTTAGTGGAGATCCAGAGTATTTTTATAGAAGTAAAATTGTTGCGTGGAAGAAATATAATGCAGAAAGAGAGGAATAATTGCATGAAGTATACGGTAGAACTGACAGAAAACGGAATTAATGAAACATTGGAATTGAATGGAATAACTTACAGAAAAGAATGGACAAGGTTGGAAAATGGTTTACTTCAGTGCTCACAGAAAGATTTCTCGGAGCAGATGAGAGAGAATGGACATGATGGAGACCTTATAGAGAGAGTAGCAGAAGTATTTGACAGCTTTTTGGCAGGAGACGTAGATGATATCAGGGATTGTTATGATTAAGGAGAACGTGTAATTATGCTCAATAGCAAGGTATATACAAAAAAGTGCGTGATCTGCGGAAAAGAATACAAATCAATATCAGTCAGAGCACTTACCTGTGGGAAGGATTGCAGAAATGAATACCGCAGAAGAAAAGATAGGGAAAAAAGAAGCGTAAAAACATGTAGAAACAGTACATTAGATAATGTTTTAGGAAAAGCAAGAGAAGCCGGCATGAGTTACGGAAAATATGTGGCAATGATGGACGGTACACCGAAGATCTGGCAGGGAGAAGAATAAAAAATATAAGAGGAGAATGGCTTATGAAGTTTTCAAAACTGACTAAGCCAGAGCTTGAAACAATTATTGAAAACGCCAATTTCACGGAGCAGGAAGAAGAAATATTTTATCTTCTTGCCCGTGGACTTATTTCAAAAGAAATAGCCATGAGACTATGCGTATCAACAAGAACAGTGGAAAGAAGAATTTTTGATATTAAACAGAAAGTAAAAAAGTTAGAAGGTGAGTTAAACGGGAAATCTTTCAAATAGTGAGTTGTTGAATATTGCCATCGAAAATGGTATTATCAACATAGACACCATTCAGAAAAAAATTGAAATGAACGAAAGGAAAAAATTTATTGAAAAACACACTTACAGCATTTGGCAAGGAAAAGATGGAAAGTTTTACACATATTTGCCCGATGAAGATAATAAGAGAGGAAAGAGACTTGTAAAGAGAACATCTGAAAAAGCAATTGAAGATGAAATAGTAAAGTTCTATAAAGCTAAGGAGGATGAACCTACAGTTATTCAGGTATATTCTAATTGGATTTCTGAAAAACTTGAATATGGTGAAATAACAAGACAGACAAAGGACAAGTACGAGACAAATTTTAAAAGATTTTTTGAAAATAAGTATTTGCCGATTGCAAATAGAAAAATCCGGTACATTGATGAAGAAATATTGGAATCATTCATAAAAACAGCTATTTCAAAACTGGAACTTACGCAAAAAGCTTATTCTGATATGCGGATATTGATTAACGGAATTTTCAAATATGCAAAGAAAAAACATTATACCAGCCTGAGCATAACCAGTTTTATGGGTGATTTGGAAATTTCGGAAAAGTCATTTAAAAAGAACCATAAGTCAGACTGCGAATTGGTATTTTCTAAGGATGAGGAACTTTTAATTGAACGATTTGTAATGGAAAATGAGCCTACATTGATAGAACTTGGCATTATTTTGGCATTTAAAACAGGATTGAGAGTTGGGGAAATATCTACCCTCTCATGGTCTGATGTCGGAGAAAATAAGATACATATATCAAAGACAGAAATAAGATATAGAGATGATAATGGCAAATATGTATTTGATGTTCAAAATTTTCCTAAAAGTGATGCCGGGTTTAGAGATGTTATAATTACCGCAGATACCAAAGAACTTATGAGAAAAATAAAAATGCTCAATCCATTTGGGCAATATATTTTTATGAAAAACGGTAAACGAATAAAAGGTCAGGCATTTACAAGGCGGCTATATGTGATATGTGATAGAATAGGAATTGGTGAACGTTCAATTCACAAGGCAAGAAAGACATATGCAACAAAGTTGATAGATGGAAATGTTCCAGAATCGGTAATAAAAACACAAATGGGGCATACAGATATCAGAACAACTCTCGATCATTACTATTTTAATAACAAGACAGAGAGTGAAATGCAGGAATATATTGCAAAAGCATTATCAATGTAAAAGGTAACACGAGGTAACACCTTTGGAGATAAAGAAATTCAGTATTTATGCGGGTTTGAGAGAATTGATACCGAGTTCGAATCTCCCTTCCGCTACTTTATTTTTGTTTAAGAAAACCTTGTGAAGCCTTGATTTTACTGAAAGAAAGGAGTTTTTGAATGGTGTCTTTTCTAAAGGTCAAAATCAAAGGTAACACTAAAGGTAACACGAACGGATGTATGGACGCTTAATGCGTTCTTTTTTTTGTATTTTTTGACGGCAAACTGTCGGAATCGTGACGGTTTTGCCGCCTTTTTTTATGCAAAAATATAATCAAAGGGAGGGATGGTGGTGTTTTCAGATGAAGTTCTTGAAAAAATTTTTGCCAGAAAAGAGTTACAGTCCTTGGACTTGTCAACGCAGTCGTCTATCATACACGCAATAGAAGATGTTTTAGAGGAGGTCAAACAGGATGAATATGAGCGGAGCATACCAGAATCCGATTTATAATCAGCAGATGCAGCAATACGGGCAGCAGTACGCATACAATCCGTATATGAATCAGCCACGCATTGATAATACACAAAATTATATGCAGGCACCGCAGCAAATTCAGCAGCAGATCCCGGTTCAAACTTTTGGCATAAATGGAAAAGTAGTTCCGGCGGTAGAAAACATCACTGCCAATGATGTGCCAATGGATGGCAGCGTTGCATTTTTCCCAAAACAGGATATGACAGAAATATACGCTAAAAGTTGGAACGCAGATGGCACAATTCGCACAATCGTTTTTAAGCCAGTTTCGCATGATACTGTTAGCAATTTATCGCATGATACTGAAAAATTGAAATTTGACCTATCAGACGAGTGCACAGGTGCATTTATGCAGAAGTTTGATGAACTTTTTGGGAAGATTGAACAGATAGAAAACCGATTAGATAAAATTCCAAGCAGTCAAAGAAAAACTTCACAGGTAAAAAAGGAGAGTGATCCAGAATGAATCCGGCACAATTATTGTTAAATCAAATGATGAATTCTCCGCAGGTTCAAAACAATCCTATGGCAAAAAATGCCATGCAAATGTATCAAAGCGGAGATACAGGTGGACTTAAGACAATGGCAGAGAATCTCTGTAAAGAAAGAGGAATTACGGTAGATGAAGCAAAACAAAAGGTTATGAATATGTTTAATCATTAGTACATTTTGGGTTGCGCGCATAATAACCGGTTATCCCATTTGTAAATAAATCAGATGGAGGTAAACAAAATGTTTAATGGAAACGCATCTCCTAGTCTTGCTGATATTGCAGCAGTGACAGGAAACGGAAGAAACAATGATGGCATGTGGGGCGGCGATGGCTGGTGGGCTATCATTATCTTCGCTATGATTTTTGGCTGGGGCGGCTTTGGCGGCAATGGCTGGGGAGGAAACGGAGGCATGGGAGCGACAGCATCTGCATACACCGACTCTGCAATTCAGCGTGGATTTGACACGCAGGCTATCATCGGGAAGTTAGATGGTATTGCAAATGGTCTCTGTGATGGATTTTACGCACAGAATACCGCCGTTATGAACGGTTTCCATGGTGTAGACAATGCAATCTGCAACCTTGGATATCAGACGCAGCAGGGATTTAATACCACAAATGTAACACTTATGCAGGCACAGAATGCTTTGCAGTCCCAGCTGGCTAATTGCTGCTGTGAGACCAGAGAAGCTATCCAGGGCGTGAACTACAATATGGCGCAGAACACCTGTGCGCTGCAGAACACCATGAACAGCAACACGAGAGACATTATTGACAGTCAGCAGGCAGGAACAAGGGCAATCCTTGATTACCTGTGCCAGGAAAAGATTTCTTCCTTACAGGCAGAAAATAACGACTTAAGAAGAGCCGCTTCACAGGATCGCCAGTCTGCATTGCTCACTACTGCAATGTCGGCACAGACCCAGCAGATCATCAACGCTGTAAATCCAGCTGCAATCCCGGCATATGTTGTGCCAAATCCTAACGCTTATGCGTATGGTTGTGGATGCAACACAGGATGTAGCTGCTAAAAGTAGTTGCTACACAAAATTGAATAATTGAGTATCTTAATTGAGTTTAACTCGACTATGTCTGCAAAAGCAGTATTACTTATAAGCGCAAAGGGCAGACTGAAATATGTTTGCCCTTTATTTCATGAATAGGAAGGTAGAATACATGGACGAAATTAAAAATAAATTTATCGAAGCAATCAAAAAGATTGATTTTGAAAAGCTTAACATTTCGGAGCTTAAAACTCTTGCGGAAATAACTGGATCAGTAGAAAAAATGGCAAAAAAAGATTATTCTGAGCTATTGATGGAAAAATTTTCTCCAGACCACGGATTTGTTTTTTCGAGCTCCGATACAAAAACAATAGCAGAATTAAAATAAGGAGGTCATATTATGGCAGAATTTACAGGAATTGCATTACAAACAGTCGCGCAGGGAGAAGATGTAGCATTTACAGAAACTCCGGTATGCGCAACAAAATGCATTGTTCATAGACAGGGAAGTGGCATTGTTAAATTAAGAGGACTTACAAATCAGTGCCGGGCAAGATTTTTGGTATCTTATTCCGGGAACATTCAAATTCCTACCGGTGGCACAGTGGAAGCTATTTCACTGGCTATTGCAATTGACGGAGAACCGTTGCAGTCAACTCGAATGATTGTTACACCGGCGGCAGTTGAAAACTTCTTTAACGTTTCGGCGCAGGCATATGTGGACGTTCCTCGCGGTTGCTGTGTTACGGTAGCGGTACAGAATACGTCTGCGCAGGCAATCGAAGTTCAGAACAGCAATTTAATTGCAGTCCGGGAAGCGTAAGGAGGGCGGTTTTATGGATATTAAGAGAATGCACGAAATGATCGAAAAACTGTCTGAAAGCGCAGAGTGTGAGTTTGCAAAAGGTATCGAATGTGTAGATACAGAAGAGATGGGAAAAGTCACGGACATGCTTAAAGACCTTGCGGAAGCCATGTATTACCGGACGCTTACAAAATCAATGGACGAATCAGACCCAGAGCAGGTTCTTGATATGTTTGAGCGTTACGGAGACGGCAGACGGTATTATGACCGTTACCGGTATGCAGACGGCAGATTCGCGCCAAAGGGAAGAGGTACGCGCCGCGGATATGAAGAACCTCCGTACTGGCACATGACACCGGAAATGTACCGGGAAATGGAACACGACCGTGATATGGATCGTCACTCTGGCAAAATGTATTACACAGAGCCTACAATTGCGGCAGATGGCGGTATGCGTGACCGCAGAGAGGGTAAAAGCGGAATGAGCCGCAGAAGCTACATGGAAAGCAAAGAGCTTCACAAAGGCAATACGCCGGAGGACAAGGACGCAAAGATGCATGACCTTGAAAAATACATGAAAGAGCTTTCGGAGGATATGGCGGAACTTATCTCCGACATGACGCCGGAAGAGCGCACAATGACAAAAAGCAAGCTGTCAACGCTTGTTTCCAAAATGTAATGACAGGGGCAGAAATGCCCCTGTTTGTTTGAACATTGACAACTGAATATCAGCTAGTGATTTGTGGATTTGGAAATTTTTCAAAAAGGTATTGACTTGTTACATGTAACATTATATAATGTAACTCGTAACAAGGAGGTGGTTAAAATCGCACCCAAGAGCAGAGCTGATTATATGAAACAACGTAGAGAAAAGACAAGAAATTTTAGTGTTGAGCTTGACAGGGAGAAGTTTGAAAAGTTAGAAGAAAAACTTTTTGAAAAAGGAATGACTAAAAAAGAGTGGCTTGACAACAAGGTTGATGAAGAAATCAGCAGTTAAACAAAAAGAGCAGTTGCAAATGATTTGACGGTCATGCAACTGCCCTAAAACCGAGATAACTCTCTGTGAAATATTTTATCATAGAGAGCATCTCTTTTCAAGAAAAAATTGAAAGGTAGGAAAAATCTATGACCAGAGACGAAACAATCGAGAAAATAGCAGAACTTTTGAGCACGCAGAGCATCTATGTATGCGAAGCAATATACAAAGCCGCAAAGAACATTTCCGAACCGCAGGAAGAGAAAGGCGGTGAGAGATGAAAGAGCAGTTAATTACAGAAATCCAGAGCATACAGGACGAGAAGTTTTTACAGTTTATTTTGAATACGATACTTTCATTTAAGAAGAAATGGGGGATTTGCTGATGAATGATATTCAGATTTCAGAAAACAAAGAAGAACTGACACTGACAACTATTGACATTGCTGACATGATGGAGATGCCGCATTGGCAGATTTTAAGAAAACTTGAGGGCACGAAAAAATTCAAAGGAATTATACAAATTCTTAACGACAACAAAATTGTTGTGGTTGATTATTTCATCAAATCATCGTATACAGATGATAAAGGAGAGGAAAGACCATGCTACAAAGTAACCCGCATGGGCTGTGAGTTCCTCGCAAACAAATTTAACGGGGAAAAGGGAATTGTCTTTACTGCTCGGTATGTGAAGCGCTTCCACGACATGGAACAGGCTATGAAAAATACGCAGGCTGAAATTCCGGAGAAAGACCCGTTTGCACGCTGGAGCATCGTAAAAAAGATAGAAAGTGGTAAATGGTTTAATAAAAATAACTGGAAACTCAAAATTATCTGTGACCGGTTCGGATGGACGAGAAAATTTTTATATCACAAAATTCTTGTGGAATTGTCTGACTTACATAACTTAGAACTTGTGGAAAAGTTCTATACAGTCACATATGGGCATAAACCGGAGTACAAGATGGACTTGCTAGACTACAGCAAAGAACTTGCTGGAACAGCAACAAGGTACATTAATTATTTGTTGATTGAAGAGCAAGAAGAATAACTTTAAATTTAGAAATCACTGGCTGATATTTGGCTGGTGGTTTCTTTTTTTGGAGGTAAAATATGTTTGTGATAAATGGTATTGAATGGGAAATAAAATTTGTCCGCGGTGCAAGCAGTAAGCTGATGCGATCTGATGGCTCTATCAGCCTTGCTGTGACAGATTGGAACAACAGGGCTATATATGTTTCAGATAAACCGAAAAATGGCTATTTGCGCAAAATACTGGCTCATGAACTTTGTCATTGTTTTTGCTTTTCCTATAACATTCATATGCCGATTGAGCAGGAAGAGTATCTTGCGGACTGGATCAGCCTGTACGGTACTGATTTGATCTATCTTTTGGATGATCTGATGTCAAACATTGATTGGAGGGCAGCATAGTGGACAAAATAGATGAATTGCTGCGGTATATTCACAGAACAAACCCGGAAATGACAAGGGAAAAGCTGATAAATGAACTAAGCAGAAGTGATTACGCCGCACGTTCTTTGCTTTTCACAAAAGAAGTTGTTTGTCAAGAAGAAAAATAGTAAAATGTTTTTGGGGTGATAGTATTGTACAATGGATGTCATACATCTTTTGATGTTATGAAAGAATATATGATCTATGGAGCGGAGCTTGATGAAAAATATCAGATCCCGATTGTCCCGGCATGCAGCTTGGATTATTTGCCGGAGGACTCCATAGATTTTGGAGAGAGCTTTTCACAAAAGATAAAAGGGCATAGAAAATTAAATGTGAATTTCTATATTGACGATTCAAAGTTTCAAAGACTGTGGAATAACCCGGATAAATACCTAGAGCACTTGAAGTGTTTCCACTCGGTCTGTATGCCGGATTTCAGTATTGCTACAGGCGATTGTGGTATGCCGTTTGCTTTGAATCTGTATAATGTGTACCGGAATCATGCGCTTGCACATTACATGCTGCTGAACGGGATCCGCGTTATACCGTCCGTAGGCATCCCGGACAAAGATAATTATGATCTTTGTTTTGCCGGGTACAGTAAGGGTGGTGTGATCGCTGTATGCACAAATGGAAGAGTGCGGGCAAAGGCGGCACGGATAGAGTTTTGCGAGGGATTCAAAGTTATGATCGACATGTTGCAGCCACATACAGTGTTGATCGTCGGGAAGATACCGGATGAATTAAACACCGATGTAAAGATTGTAAATTATAAATCACGCAACCAGAAGGTCAATGAGAGGTTTTCAAATGGGAACAAGAACAACAAAATCACAGAAAAAACAGAAACAGACTGAGAGTCAGAGGAAGAGAAGAGAACGAATTAGTCAAATTTCACAAGTTGCGAAATGACGCATAATAATTTACTGTGCATATTGTCTTTTCACAGTTGGAATCTCATTTTTCAACTTTTGAATTTTTTTCTTCTTGGAAAACGGCTCGATTTTGAGATCAGAAATCAGAATTTTCACACCCCGGCGGGCTGCCGGGATAGTGCACATCGCTGTGATCAGCAGGCCGGCATTGTCTGACATGCTGCCGGATGCCAACGCGGCAAGATGAACACAGTGTTTACAGGCTTGCAACGTCGTAAAAACGATTTACAGACGTTTCGCGTTGTAAATATATAAAAGCACTGCATAGCCTTGCGCAAGCCTTAAAATGGCTTATACGTGTTCGCTTAAGCGCATTATATGACCGGGCGTATATCTTGTCAAGTTGCAATATATCCGGACACTGGAAAAAGCCGGGATGATTCCGGCTTAAAATTCCTCTATTTCCGCAGCATTTTGCTCCCATTCTGGAAGCGTTTTGAAAACTTCCCAAGCATCGTCGAACGTTTTAAAGTCCGTTCCTTTGCCGTCATTTCTGAAAAATCCATCTTCAACGCTATAAACACTTCCCATGCATGTGACTTGAAAAACTGTCTGTGCTCCGTTCGGATAAGTCATTTATAAATCCTCCTAAAAAAATAATATTCCCTTACGGGTAGAACCGCCGCCGGCAGTGGTTCCGGCGTGCATCCTCTGCGGCGGTTATTATGCTTTTTTATATCCGTTTTCAGCAGCATATTTTTCAAGCTCTTCCAGTGTTTCAAATGTTGTCACAATTCCGCCGAATCCTTTTGTAATTCGGTCGATTGTATACATGCCACAGTCATACAGGCATGCATAAAAGTTTATTCTGCCTTTTTTTAATAAAAATAATTTTCTCATACTTCAATTTTCCTCCATATTCAAATTTTTTGGTAAAAGCAAGCCGGGGAATTGAACCCCGGTAAACGCCGCCGCTTGCCTAATTTATAAAATTGTGCGAACCTCATTATAATCATCATTTAGCTCTATCAGATTAAATAAATCGTGTTTTTCTCCTAACTCAAAATACTGATTGATAGCATCCTCTTCGCTATCGGCTAAAATTATTTCGAAATTATCGTCTTCGATCTCTGCTCTGTAATACTTCATAAGATCAACCATCCTTTCATTTTCCTATAGATACAGTTCCATAAGTCCCACATTTTTATTTTCAACTAAGACAACGCCTG